AATTAAATAAGTAATTACACAATCAATTATTTATCTTCCAGATTACTCGGATAAATTATATGATAAAAACAAGGGACTTTCAGTTGCAGGTTGTTCTGGAGTTTCAAAATCTTCAGAGGAGAGCGATTGGCTATCAGGTAAAAACACCAATTTCACATTTTTTGCATATCTTAAATGAGAATCTTATACCACACAGGAGGACTTATGAAAAAAAATTTTATATCCTTACTTTTTGTTTCTGCTATAACTGTCGGCCTTTTATCAGCCTGCAGCTCTGCACCTGCCGATGATAATGCTACGAATTCTAAAACTAAAACCGTCACTTCCACAGCCAATCATGACACCAGTTCTTCTCCTGTCTCTGTGACACTGAACGAAGTCGCCCATTCTATCTTCTATGCCCCACAATACGTTGCGATTGAAAATGGGTATTTTGCGGATGAAGGAATTAATTTGACTCTTGTTACTGGTTTTGGGGCAGTCTAGTTAGTACAAGACAATACTTATTATTTTACCCGTAACTTCTGTCCTACATAGATCACATTCGGATTGCTGATGCCATTCAGCTGCGCAATCTTCTGGTAAGACGTGCCATATTTAGCTGCAATACCAGAAAGCGTATCACCAGACTGGACAGTGTAATACTGTGCGGATGAAGCACCGGATTTACCATTCACAATATTCTGAATTGTATTGTAGTCATATCCGGCGGCTGAAAGACGGTTCTTTCTGTCGTTTCCGTTGCCCCATTTTCCGGCAAGAACCTCCTGTGCGATCTGCTCATTTGATTTTCTGGCAAACGCAGCGTTGATCTTGTTCTGGACTTCTGTGTAACGACTACCGAGAACAACCTTTCTGGTGTCACCGTTACCATATTTACCAGCTTTCACTTCGTTCACCAGTGTATCTACGGATGCAGAATAGATATGATCGATGAAGTTCTGCACTTCCGTATACCGTGTTCCGAGGGCGTTCCTGCGGTTGTCTCCATCCCCGTACTTGCCCTGCATGACTCCGACAACCAGATCGAGCGTGGATCCGCCCGGAGTATTCGCTGTCGGTTTCGGTGTTTCTGCCGGTTTGGTTGTGTTTCCTTTTCCGGCGTATTTGTTCCATGCATCCTTGTCGCCGTAGAATTTATCCAGATCGAGATTGCCACCGTATCCATTCAGTCTTCCGCATGAGCTGTACTGCCGGATAACACAAGTATAAGCTCCTTCGTTCCACGGCTTATCCTGATAGCCTGTGGCGTTCATGTCTGCGTACTGTGCAATCCAGAGTCCGTAATTCCCGATATTGTTGAATTTATAGGCTACAGACTGCGAACAGTACAGGAGCGGACGCACGCCTGTTTTCTGGTATACATAGTCAAGCCAGCTCTTGCACCATGCAAAATCTGAGCTACCGAATGCCGGGTTGTTCTTCCCCTCCCAGTCAAGACAGAGAATTGCTTCACCTATACGGTTTCCGATTCTATCAAGGAAATAATCTGCTTCTTTCTGGTAATCTCCACCATTCGCATAATGGTAGATACCAAGACACTTTCCGGCGTTCTTAGCCTGTGCGTAAGCTCTTGTGAAATCTGGGTTCACGTAGCCTGTTCCCTCTGTCGCCTTTACGATCACAAAATCACACGGTACTACACTGAGGTCAATTCCTGTCTGAAAACTTGCAATATCAATTCCATTCATTGCCATAATGTTTCTCCTTTCAAAAAGAGGGCAACTATTCGCCCTCTGAATCATTATCTACTTTCACCTGATCTTCTACCTGCGATCGGATGTGCTTCACAAGTGGCTGCAGAAATGCCGGAATATTCACTCCCATGTCCTGAATGTTCTCTAAAATGCTGATAATCTCATTGCAGATCAGCCACATCGCCACGACACATGCCACCAGAAATGTAACCGGTGACTTCCAACCAATTGAAGTTGATGCATATAGAAGCATTTCATCAATAATCGCTCCCACAACTACCAGCAGCCACATAGATACCTTTTTAAAGATTCCACGGATGCTTTTATAAGAGTTGATATCCTCTGCTCTGTATTTGCTTGCCATAAGTCCGGTAGCATAATCGATCAGATTACATGCCACCAGCAGGATCACCGGCACTGCAAGCACTCCAAGGAGCGCCGACAGGAATGCAAATACTGCTGTAAAAATTGCTTTGATATAGTTTGCCTGTTCCACTTTCATATTCCTCATTCTTCCATTATTCTTCCGTTACCAGATTTTCTACTCCTGAATCGATCAGGATTTCTTTTACTTTGTCCTTTAAAAGTCTCGGTACCTGTGAATAAGTTTTCTTTCCTAACATAATCTGCTGTGCCCATAACATTGCCATCATTTCTTTTCCTCCTGAAATTTGTAATAATATGAATAAAAATAAAATGGTTAATACAATTATCGTTTTACTGATATACCGTTTCAGACATTTCCAAAATGCATCCTTCGAGCATTTCATTTTTCTCCTCCGCTTTTTCGACTCTTGACTGCAGGTTCGTATTTTTCTCTTCTGCTTCTTTAAGTCGTGCCTCCAGAGCTGCTATCCGGCTGTCCGGATCTTCTCCTTCCCGGTACATCAGCACACCAAGGATGCCGGCTGTGTACTTCACGATTGCATCAAGCTTCGTGTAATTTTCATACACAATGGTATCTGCATCCCGTTCGCTCACAGACATTCTCTTAGTTGTTGTCGGATCAGAGAATAAAGTCTTCAGCTGATCCTCGTGTGCTGAAATGGTCTTGATCAGAAGTGCGCCATCCGTCTGTTCAGTGACCTGCTGGATCTGCAGTTCCTGACCATCATTGAATGTGATTTTCATTTTTCTGTTTGCCCCTTTCTTCTTTTTAGAGGGATTCTGAACTAAATAGCAAATTATATGAAACTTATATAGATCCATCCACAAAAAGCATTTGTATACGATTTCCTAAAAATAGGATTCAAATATGTGCCGGAACAATTCGCGTATATGCCTCATTGCAACAAAATGGCACTGGATATACGGGTGTAAGTACCAAAATAGAACAATCAACATTTCCAAAACCGTTTAAAATTTTAGGAAGTTGTACAATAACTCAAAATAGTGACGATTGGGTTATGATCCTTGGAAAAACCACAACCTTGAATGGAATCCACCAACTTCGATTAGGATATTTTGCAGTATATACAAATAAAGCTTTTTATATGGACTATATTGCAATCGGAACATATTAGAATTATTTCCATTTTCCGATTATAAGCATATCCGCACAGACATTACACATTCCTTGCTTTGGACTGTATGCTGTAAGCTTGTACCCGGTTGTAGTCACTTCGGTAACTCCAAGACCATACAGTTCGTTAGTCCTTGCCGGAGATACTATAATTAAAGGCGCTTCCTTGAATGCTACTGGAAAACCAACCGCAGCACTAGAAGCAAAATACCAGTTATACCAACTGGTTGCAAGATTGGTATTCCAAGTATATTTACTCCACATAACCATGTCGCCGTTGGAATATTTTGTGTAATTGTAGTTATTTTTGGTTCCACGTTCTACGATTGAAATCAGATTGCTACTTAATTCAGCAATCGAATCCTGTGTCGAAAACAGCTGCTTCACTTCTGTAATATTAAGTCCATTAAGAGTTACCTGATACAACGGCATGTCCGCAATCAAATCCCCAGCTTGGATATCTCCTGTAGTATATCCCGGTACTGCCGGACCGCTTTCTTTTGGCGTTCCTTGAATTACTTTCAACACAAGTGATTCTTCTTTTGTGTTCTGATCCCTGCTGTATCGTGCCACGATAAGGTCTACTCTCTTCATTCCCTGTGACCCATTTGCAATCGTTAGTGAATCATATGTATTCTTTTTGATTGATGCAGCACACCCTTGATGCATGATAACTCCATCACGTACCTTGATTTCATTATTTGACGACACTTCAGCCTTTAACTGTGATCCAGTTCGCAAAACGTATGATTCTGCTCCAAAAATTCCTATATTCACATCTCTGTCCTGTTCAGCAGTAACATGTGGACTTCCTGTATATCCTGTGATGATATCCATTAAGACTCTCCTTCCAATTTATATTCTATTTTTTCTTTACCTTCTGAAATTGTCCAAATCTTACGTCCGATTGGTTTCTTCATGCTTGCACCGGTAAGATAATCTCGTCCACCTACAACATCTCCAACATCCATGTTTCCTTCGATTTTCTCCATAGTCATATCATATTCCGTTTTATTCTTTGATTCTTCCAGTTTTTTTATCCCATTTTTCAGAAGATCATCTCGTTCCGATCCTGAACTGTCGTAGATTTCCACAATTTCATCCGTCCCTTTAAAATACTGCTCCTGTCCTATTTCCCCATTCTGTCCAACATACAGATGAATTACCAGGCGATCTTTCAATTCTCCTTTTCCAAGACAAATCAAATGATTAACGCCTCTTCTGTTATCATCCATTTTGAAGTTCATATTCTGATCATTTGAAAATTCATATTCCGATGAATAATCTACAATAGGCACTGCTTTTACCTGCACGTATCCCATTTCGTATTTATCGCCCTGGATATACTTAATTTCCATACGATATCCAACAGACTGCAGCATTTTTCGGAGTCCTTCATGAAGTGTGCAATACCGATCGAACTGATAATTCGTTACTTCTACACCGGTATCTTCACTCACGCCGTAAAAAAGCCCTGGGAAAGCCTCCTGCACTTTCTGCTTTACGATCGTATTCAGTTCGCCTTCTACCGTTGCATAGTCCTGTCCACTTCCAGGCTGAATAATCTTCTTTGTCATCATTCCACGCCACGTATACCCTTTTGTGGTAATGCTATTCGCCTTTGTACTTGTCGAGATTTCCTGCACAATCCCACCATACTCCGTATCAGGAACATACAGTTGGCTTCCAAATTCAATCGTTCCATCCCAACCTGACCGTTTAAATTCAATTTCAAAATCATTTATGGAGTTCTTTTCATCCTCTCCGATTTCCATATCAATATTTGCATTTAGGATATATCCAAGTTCTTTACCATTTGGATCTGTGTAGATTAACTCCATTCTGGCACGCTCCTCTCCTTATACACTTTGATATCAAAACCAAATTCGCCACTCCAGTTCAATGTCAGCATGCCTGACGGAATTAAAGAAAACACACTTTTATCTTTTGCTCTTTTCGCAAAAATGTTTTGGATCGTTCCATTTCCAAGATGTTTCGTAATCGTCTTATCCCTGCTCTTTATCAAAATGTATTCTCCATTTTCCAAAGTCTCATATATCTGATATGGATAATCATTGATAATGATTCTTGGATCTGCACATGGTCCATATATCACAATTTCAAAATTATTATCACGAAAATGATCAATAAACCAGTTCTGTGTGCCAGCGCTTTTTCTTGAATAATCATATGGATAGTCATACGGATATTCCAAAAATCCGTATGCTTCTCCTTTGTTTGCCGAATCCGGATAAAAGCTCTGCTCCTGTTCCATTGACCAAAACGGGTACGGACAGTATATTTCTATCTTGCAATCTGTTCTGCTATTATTTTCACCTGAAACCTCATTGCTCGATTTCTTTATATATCCGTCAATGTAATATTTTCCATAATAAATCCTTCCAGGCGACAGATTCACCACATCATATTCAAACGCATTGGTAAGCTTATTCAGAAACTGCTTTCTCTCAAATTCTTTTCCTCGCACCGTAAGTGTAATATCATACACCACCGGTTCTTTCGTGAAAGAATTTACCGCCACTCCCATTTCTTTTTCTGTAGTATTTGGTATCCATTCGTAAGCGTGGAAATATCCGGAGGTTGCTCTCATCTTATCACCAATCAGATTATATTCCTCTCCATTGGAACACACATATTTGATCTCAATCATTCAAGCACAACCCCCATTTCTCTTAATACTCTCATTACCTCTCTGTCATTCAGATTGATCACGATAGTTTCTCCTCGTTTGGATGTTGTTTTCAAATACTCCAACAACTGTTCCAGTTTTTCAATGAGCGCATTGTTCTCGTTTTCAGTGCTATTTCTTCCAGAAACCGCAAAATCCAAGCTTGTCCCGACAGGTTTCTTGAGTGATTTTTGGAGTTCTTCTGCAGCATTAGAGATCAACGATGTGTTTCCGGTAAGTCCATTCGCAATACCGGTGTCTATCATCTCTCCAACAAACATTCCCCAACGTGACGGTGAGTGAATTCCGAAGAATGCCAGAACATTTTCTTTAAATCCACCAAGAACACCTTTTACAGCATCCCATAGCATATGTGCCGCCGAACGAAGTCCGGATGCGATACCGCTTATGATATTGATTCCAATACTTCCCCAGTTCTGGCTCGTAAAAGCATTCACAATTGCGCTGATAATTGCCGGTATCTGTCCAACCAAATTCGGAATGGCACGTATCAAACCTGCCGCCAGTTTGCCTATAATTGTAATACCACTCTGGAGAATCTGTGGAAGATTCTGTCCAATTGACGCTACAAAACGCACGATTGCAGTCACTGCTGCCTGAGTAATCTGTGGTAAATTATTTATGATTCCATTTACTAATCTTAAAAGCAGCCTTGCGCCTGCGTCCAAAATCGTTGGAAGCATAGAGATAATCGTGTTGGCAAAATACGTGATCACATTTCCTGCCATTGTTATCACTTGTGGCAAGTTTTGCAAAATTCCATTTACGATGTTGCTTATGAAATCTACGCCCTTCTGTAGCAATGTCGGGAGCTGTTCCTGAATCCCAACATTAAACTGATCCATGAGTTGCATTGCGCTCTGATAAAGAGTCGGTATTCCTGTTGCGATTCCGCTTGCAATTTGCGGAATCAATCCAGACACTGCAGTAAACAGCTGTGGTCCAAGTGCAGTAACGAACGTAACGATTGCTGACGGCAATGCAGAAATCACATTCCATATTGCTGGAAGCAGATTTCCAACTGCAAAGGTTATGATTGTATTAGCCAACTCATTAAGTGCTGGTCCAACATCCATTCCCAGAGCAATTTCTCCCATTACGTTTTTGGCCGCTGCTTTCATCTGATTAAATGATCCTGATATAGTCGTTGCCGCTTCTTTGGCTGTCGTCCCGGTAATATCCAACTGTCCCTGGATCACGTGAATTGCACTGTAGACATCTGATAGATTATCAATATTGTATTCCACGCCACTGATTTTCTGTGCATCTGCCAAGAGACGCTCCATCTCCGACTTCGTACCACCATATCCAAGCTTCAGGTTGTCCAGCATTGTATAGTTCTGTTTGGCAAATCCCTGATATGCATTTTTGATGTCTTCCATATTGGTTCCCATCTTATTCGCATTATCAGACATATCTACCATTGCCATATCTGCCACATCTGCAGCTTTGGAGGTGTCGCCAGCAAGGGAACTAAGAAGGCTCGCTGAAAAGCTTGTAGTTAGTTCCATGTAGTCATTTGCACTCATTCCTGCTGTCTGGTAGGCTTTTGCCGCATTTGCTTTCACTTTATCGGCAGAATCTTTAAATAATGTTTCAATTCCACCAAGACTCTGTTCGAGTGCTGCGCCTTCACTGATACTTGCTGACAGAGCTTTCCCGATTGCTGCTGCGGCAATAACCTTTTTGATCATGCAAACCATTTTCCCGCCAAAAGAACTTCCGGCTGAGTCTGCTTCCGGCTCTATTTCTTTTTGAATTCTTCCCTGAATTCCTACCGCCGATGGTATGATCTGCACATACGCTTTTGCAAGTTCCGTAGCCATCTTATCCCTCCTTTCCCGTCAATCTCGCCCATTCTCTGTCAAAATCTTCTCCAGAATCAAATGTCTGAATTTCTTTAGATTTTTCCTTTCCATCGCCCAGGATCATTCCAAGCAATGACTTCGGACGGTTTTTCCCGGTCGCTCCATCCTCAGATTGCAACCAGGCAGTCATGCGCGTTCCATCCGCAATAGCCGCCATAAGCATTTGTTCCGGTATCGGCTCAATCCCTGCTATTTTCATTTTAATTCTCGAATTTTCCCTCAACCCACAAGAAAAAGTCGCTACCATTCTGCACGGCAACGACTTATAATCATAGATATGATATGTTTCTGCAAGATCGCACAAAAGTGCGTCCTTATCTAAATTAAGCATGTAGGCGAGGGCTAAGAGTTTTTTCCTTCTTTTACATTTCTGAAAATTTCTCCAATTTCATTCATCATTTTCGACGCCGGTACCCTTCCGTTCTCCATTCGTAAATGTTCTTTCAAACGTTCTTTCTGTTCTGTTCCAAGAAGACGGTTTAATACGCTGATTGTTTTTGTCATGTCTCCTTCATCCATTTCACATAGATCTTCCAGAAGTTCATAATCATCCAGCGCCGCTTCATCTAACTCATACTCAAAACCACTGCTTGTTTTTCCCTTCATTATTTCTTATTCCCCTTAATATATTCGTAATGTGTCTGTCCGCCCGCATCCGGTACTGCCGATAACGTTGTCTCGTATCCAATCGCATCATCGTCCTTATATACAATGTCTCCGACTTCCGTAATGCTTGCACACGGAATAACGATACGCTTCACTGCGCCTTTCAGAATCATATCCACAGCCCACGCATTCTGTTCCGCTTCATCTGCATTTACTTTTACCGTAATCCCCTCCTCAAGTGTTCCGGTAACATTATCATCTCCGTAAACACTCTTCAGGACCTCCACATTCAAGGCTTCGATCATCGTAAACTTAAAATTATCTTTCTTACTGGTCTGCATATTCAATACAGTGTCGCCGCCCCAAGCATTTTTGTTGTCAGTTTCCGGAGTATTAGAATTAGTAAGTCCATCCTCTGAACAATATCCAAGTGACTTAAATGCTGCATTTAATGCTGTGGTTGCATCTGTCGGCAATTCTGTTCCGAGCGGTGCTCTAAAAATTGCACCGCCTACTTTCGGCTTACCTGTACTTACATTTTTAGCATCTGACATTTTTATCCTCCTTCATCAGAAATGAACCATATCGTATACAGCCTGATACCGATATTTCTTCCTAGTTGTGTCTGTATAGTTGTAGTCGCTGTTAAGCTGACATTTACTGATATCATCCATTTCAACAATTTTTTTCATTGCTTCTTTCACTCTCTCATTGAGAGTTGCCGCCCCGTAAAGAGATCCTGAATAAGACTGGATAGCAAGAGTTGCTGATGCAATATGATTTTCTTCGCCAGATCCAGTCTTTTCAATCAATACATATTCATTTCCAAGATCATCCTCTTCTTCCAGCCTAACCGGTATTTCAAGACTGGACTGCAGATAATCCTTAACGATTTTTTCCACCATGCTTTCCAACCGCCTTCAATAATCCGTTATTACCATCATCTCCGCATACCTTTACAACCGCTCGCGTCTGTGCTACATATACTTCTGCATCTGATGCACTGGCTATCTTACTCGCATGTTCCACAAGGATTGCCTGCATTTCTGTGGACTGCATTAACTCTCTAACACCAGCACGGTTCAAAACAATCTTCGTCTTACCCATATAACGCCACCTGCCATTTTTGATTCCATTCTAACGGGATATTCTCTTCAATACCTTGTTGTGGAAACCCAATCACTTGCCAAGACATTCCGAAGAAATCCACCCGGCAATCCTGCCAAGTGTGATTGTCTCCTTTCGGAATTGCAATATTGTATACCGCTTTCTTTCCGGTCAGATTTAATGCGTCCAGAATCTCCGTGGTCGATGCCGGAGCTACAAGCACATTCTCAATTGTCACTGGTGTCTCTCGGTATAACGGGTGATCAAATTCATCTTTTCCAATTACTGTCTTCTCATACAGTGTTACTGGAATTCCCTTGATCATCGATGCCATAAATATCCATCACCCCAACTCTCTGTCTTCTAAGACCTAGTCTGGATAACTCGGATTTCTTAATGAATAAACCGCCTCCAGGAATCAGATATGTTCCTGTCACAGAATAGCCCAGAGCTGATTGAGACATCTGTGTCATTGGCTCTGTGTCTGTCGATGTCATAAGTGTACGCGCTACCACATCAACGGTCACAGATTTCGCAACGTTTCGCAACGCCTCATTCTGTTCAATCATTTTATCCAAATCTTTTCCGACTTTGTTGGCTTCATATCTCAGAGAATCCGAGACAACTGTCAGAAGCTGCTCTGCCTTGCTATACTCGGATTCCTTAAGTTCTCGCCACAGAATAGATATATCTTCTAATGTAGCAAATGACTCCATTATTCTGTACCCTCTTGTGATTTATTTTTTCCAGCCCCCTGGTTTTTAGATGGCGTTTTTTTCTTCTCAGGCTCTTCATCAATCTCAGGTTCCCAGTTTTCACCAGAAACCTTTGTACTCGTCTCAATAATTGCGCCCGTTTTTGTATTTTTATACTTCATACTATGCCTCCTTAATTCTTGCAAACCATTCTGGCACCAGGATTCCCCATCCCAGATATACTTCTGCACGGATATAGATCTGACCATATCCTTTTAAGTCTTTTCCTGAGTTGTCCGGATCACCATACTGAATAATTTCCATAGGGATTTCCTTTGAATATCCCCATTTAACCGCTCCCTGGAAGTCTCCAATAATACCGTGGTCTTTCGTTGTTCCACTAGATACAGTTTTGTTGACGCTTGTCGGGATTCCGTTAAATGTTGCAGGTGATGCTCCAAATGCAAATTCCGGATACTGCTTGATTCCATTCGCTTTGACTTTTGCCATCGCTGATCCAAACGTCTTCGAAAGCGCGAGTCCTGTTACATCTCCTTCAGAACCATCTACTACCGCAATCGCATCTTCCAGATTTGCATCCGGTGTTGCTGACGCATAATCTACAGTTTGCGTAACTTTCGCATCAAAATGATTGTCTCCAATTACGGAAGATGCTGTTCCCGTTCTTGGGTTAATACCATGCATAGCTGCAAGGTCAAGTCCTTTCGCTACTTTCTTCGCAAATCCATCATTAAACGCTGTTAAAATATCCAACTGTTCTTCTTCTGTAGCAATCATAAATTCATCAGAGATTCTTGCACCATATTCAAACTTAACCGGTACAATTTTAACTGGTGCGATAGCAATACCGCCTTCGGTTTTCTTTCCATTTTCTGCGACAATATCAATTTCATTGTCCATAGAAAAAATCATTTCTTTCAATCCATTGAATGGAATCGGTGTCTGACCACATAATGCAGCCAGTGCTGACTTCCCTTTTACTTTTGTAATAAGATCTTTGACCAGTGTAGGGTCAAACATTGTTCCTTTTGATGTTGCCATAATTTTTTATTCTCCTTTCAAACTAGCCAGCATGCCTTTCATTGCTGTCTTTTTGTCATCAATTTTTTGTGGATCTCCTCCTGCAAGTGGAGGAACATCTTTTTTTCTCAAGAATTTTGCCATTGTCTCGGCATCTTTCTTAATTTCCTCTTCATCAGATCCACTTAATCTGCCTGCAAGTTCATATGGGATTCCATTTTCATGTGCAATTCTCATCTTGAGAGAACTGGTCTCGTATCCCTTGATCTTGCCCTGCGCCTCTTCAAGCTGTTTCTTGTATCCGAGGTTCTTTTCTCCATCACCGTTAATTTCCTTGTTCAACGTTGCAATCTGCCGTTCAAAACCATCGGATTTTGCTTTTAGAGCATCATAATCTTCTGCTTTTTTCTTGTAATCATCAAAGCCTTCATATTTTGCTTTCACTCCCGCAATGCGCTCTCCGATTACTTTATCAAGCTGCTCCTGTGTTGTAATTGGTGTAAATTCTGCCATTTTTGTTGCTCCTTTCTCCATTAACCGCTGGGTTGCGTAATATGCAAAAAGACACCCTGTTCAGGTGTCCTTTAACAACTAATTCTTTGTTTTCTTTTCTTGGTTTTTGTCTCACTGCACGCCCAGTATGCAAGAATTATACTGTCGAGCAATGCAACTTCCATTTCCTCCTTCATTGCCTTGTAGCCAAAACCTCCATTGGTCCCAATCGACCGTTTTTCACAGTTACTTACTACCTGTACCAGTGACGGCTGACCAGAATGAACTATATTCCTCTGATATAATCCCTGTTCGAATGAGGCATTTGCTGCGATGATTTCCTTCACAGTGGGTAGGTGTGAATTCTTTATACCATAATCTTTCATTTCATTTTCCATTAACTGCTGCCCTGATGCACCATCAATAATCACCTTCCTTGCTTTCCATTCTTTCAAATATGCTAATATCCATGTATCTCCTGCACGTACCTCACGACAATCAATACATTCAAGAAATATCTTTCCATCGTTTGTTTTAGATGCAACTCCCATTGCCACATTCCCATCTTTGCTGTATTTGATTCCCACAAAAAGATCTCCTGTAAGCTCCGGTGGGTCATCAGCTTTTAGTTCATTCCATTCTGTTGCGCTGATAGCTGATTTCTGATTATAGCGAATCCATAATCCTAATCGCTGGATATTAAAATCAATCGGATCTGAACCGATCTCATCAGTTACAGATCTTTCCGTGAATACTGTTCCTAGAGATGGATTTGTCTCATACCAGGCGTCTATATCTCTTATATCTGTCTGCTCCGGCACTGACCATTCTGCCCACCCGGAGTTAACCGTTTGTCCTTCCAAGGTTGCCTTACGGAATTTTGTGAAAACCGTTCCGGAGCTGACTGGAGTTGGTGGTGTTCCGCAAAATATTGTCTGTGGATTCTTACTATCTGTTACGACATATTTTAATGCGCTCTCCTGATCATCTTGGTACTCTTGTGCCTCATCGATAATCAGTAAATCAAATCCTTCTCCCAGACCACCTTTTGATGTTCTGGTTCGGAATTCGATAATTCCACCGCCAGCAACTTCCAAATGTTCTTTTCCAAATGCCTTATACGAAGAAACGACCTCGATATTTGCTTTCTTTAGCAAATTCGAAAGTCGTTCCCATGCGCTGTGTGTAGTTGTGGTTCTATGTGCTGTATGTAGGATTCTTTCGCCTTTCTTTAATCCATACATCTCTCTTATTGCAACAATTTCATTCTTTCCATTACGCCTTGGGACTGAATACCCGAATTTGGTATGTACCCATAACCCCTCTTCGTTTACGGCCAAAATGTCTGACAGTAGAAGCTCCTGCCACTCCTGTGCAGTTCTTCCTGTCGAATTGTAAATGTCTATTGCTTCAGCTCCATATGTTGAAGAATAAGGCAACACGACAGATTGCGTCGGGGTCTGCCGCCCCTTCCTTATTTCTCCCATGTAGCCTCCTCAAAAATATAAGCCACCAGAATAATCTGGCAGCTTAATTGATTTCTATTATATTTTTTACCTCATCTAGTGGAATTCTTTTCCGGCATCTAATTCTATTTCTTCTTTTCCAGATGATGTATCATACTCACTCTCCGTATTAGTTATAATACCTTTAAAACTTTTTCCTCCGACATCTCTTACGATGACTTGTTTACCTATGAAGTCTTTTATTTCCTCGTATGTCATAACTCTCACCTCTTTTTACTTGGATAATCTGGAACTATATGCATTCCATCTTTAGCGTAGTGAATCTTAAACACAGATGTCTCTGCACTATTTCCGTTTCGATTATCAACAACTACTCCTATGATTTTATCATTTGTCGTTATGATTTCTTTTGAATCCCAATTACCTTGACTATTATATTTAATAATTCCTGTCCCTGAAAATTCCTTTACTAGCGATTGAATTTCTTCGTTCGATACCGTAATGTAAGAAGGTCCAAATTGTCCTTTTGCTTCCAGACTCTTTTTTCTGGCTTCATACATCTTTGTCCCTTGTCGATGTATTTCCTGTCGTGATGCAATTTTTTCACGATTTTGTTCCGGAATTATCTTTTCCCGTATATTTCGTATAATCGCATCTGATTCCGGACTTAATCCCTGCAGTTTTCTTTCTTCTATTTTATCAGATTCTTTTTCGTATTTCCATTCTTTTGTCCATACATTTTGCTTTTTACCGTCTCCCGGATAATACTCAACAATGCAATCACAATTATCATGTCTCCGAAACACATCTTTAGGAACATCTGGATATACATATGTTCCGGCTACCTGATTACACCATTCACAACAATGTCCAGATGATCTCCGTATAATCTTTGGTCTCAATCCAGCTTTTGCATGAAAATCTGCATTTTTCTTAACAGTATCGTCCATTGCTTTCTGAACCAAATTCCGTACAGGTGCATCGAGAATCCATTTCACATCGTCGAAATATTCCTCACTTGAAATCCGATTTACAATACCGTCTATATTATCCTGTTGGATTTGTGCTCTTATTGTTTTAATTCCTATGCCTGCTACTTCGTTCACGATCTGCTGTACAATAGCTGCATTATCTGCCACCATCTCATAAGCTCCCCTCAACGTCGGGTCCAATACTCTGGAAGCAATGTTATAATACATCTTTCCATCTGGCAATATATCAGATGATAAATTGTCCGAATATGATTGCGCTAAGATTTTCCCAATCTCTTGTGCCACCTCGTTCGCTTGGCTGTATGAAGTCTTACCTCTCTGTGCCTGTTTCTTGAAGTTTTTAATGATGCTGCTCTTTTCAATATCATGATAGAATTGTTTCTGTATCTTCTCCAAAAGTCCTGGTGTGATGTCCTCCATAGTCTACACCTCCGGAGTTACTGGCAGATTGCTCATGTTAATTCCAGTTAAATCTCTTAAGTTATCTGCATTGAAATATCCTGGCACTGCCTGGTTAATCTTAATTGCTCCATCCCCAATATTGGACAGCATTGCTGCATCTGGTTCAAACACTGGCTCCCAGATTGGTGTAGTCATATATACCTGGTTCCGGTAATATTGATAATCATCACGTAGGCACGCAGCCAGATAGCCAACATTCAGAAATCCACTGCCAAATGCTCGCTGTGCCTTTCTTGCTGTCAGTCTCAGATTCTCGTGTGATGCCTTGATTGCTTCCTGGCTAGCCGGATTCTCCGTTGCAAATCCTAGATCATCTAATGTCAACCCAGTCTCTCCAGCAAACAATGCAGCAAACATTTTAAGCTGATCTAGATGTGGTGCCATAGACTGCTGCTGGAACTGTCCCAAGGTTGGCGAATCTCCGTCCTCGTCCTTATCAAATTGCAGGAGGCTTGATACGGTAGCTTTCCACTTATCCATCTGTTCCGCATCTGGATCCAGACCAACTACATATTTTTGCGGAAATGAGTAGAACTCGGCTGTAATCTCAGACCGCTTCAAGGTTCTCATGGCCGATTCTGTGATTGACATACATGCCCGGCTGATTCTAGAATGTCCAAATGCTCTCTTGGCATCTGGCCGGAATATAATTGGCACTAATAATGGTGCTGGCACATTCTCTTCAAAAAGTTGATCCGGAATTCCATTTCTGTATATTACCGTCCACCCTTCCACAAAATAAGCCTCTACAGTCGCTTTTCCGTAATCGTCACGTTCCAGAACCGCATAGCCTTCCGTAAGAAGATTCGTGATTGGATTAATAATGCCAGTTGCATTCGCCCCATCAATTACCTGCAATCTCGGGAAATCATCTTCTCCCTTCGATATATATATGAAACAGCAGGAAGAAATCAATGCCGACAACGTCGCAGAATCGTACAGAATATCTGGATTGTTCATCCTAAATATCCCAGTCATGTCAAAATTATCGTCACGGAATCCTCTGAATTCAAGCCTATCCGCAATCGAATCTACAGCTTTTGCATTCCAGCCAAGTACAGCCTGCAACCATTGTAGGCTGGGCGGCGTAGCGATCCCCATGTCCCGTGCTATATTTTTCATCTCATAGAATTCATACCGTCTTAAGACTCGGCTTCGCTTTCGATTCAGCTTTTTTCTCAGGTACTCTATGCCTCTGTACTCTGCCATTTATTTCTCCTTTCTACGCTATTTTTTCCGGCGTGTGTTTTTTTTCGCAGTGACGGTGTGAAGTCCGCACGCGCCCGCGGTGGGGGAGGTACCCCCCTGTCCGTCAGCATTATCTAGGTCTATAGTTGCTCCAATTAAACGTATGTGGAAGCACTCGGTTCCCTAATATTTCGTCTTGTTTTGCCACTCTGTTATCTATCAGCTTGTCACTCTTCTGCCTATTGCATGTCCAGTGTGCCAACTGCATATTGTCTATATCACTCGGGTGACCGCCCTTAGCAATCGGGATTATATGATCAATGCAAGGTGATAGTGGATGCGGATACTTTAAAGAAAAGTCTACTGGTTTCCCACATATTCCACACACGGTCTGTGTTGCATATATTTTCTTCTTATTCTTTTCAAAAGCTCCGCGGTGGGTGCCGTCCTTGTCTGGTCTATTTCTCTTCAATATCCTTCTCCTTGCATAGCAAAAGAACGGCCTGTTGCCAAGCCGTCCCTTCTGGGTTTTGTATGTACTTCTCGAGGAAGTGAACTCAACGTGGAAATCTGTCTTTTCACTAAGTTCAGTATAATAATAACATAGTCAAAATATGAATGTTATGAATGTTTCAAAATATCTTTAATAACCTTTGACACCATAGACTGTGTATATCCAACGCTCTCCCCAACTTCTTTCTGCGTCATTCCATCCAAAAATACCATCTCAAATATATCCTTGGCCGTTCCATCAGGCATTGCAGCTATGTACTTCTCTACTTTCTCATTCTCCCGGATCAGCTGATCTTTTCTCTTCTCCTTTTACATATTTTTTTGCATAAGTAACAGGAAAGCAAAAAGCCGGATTAGCTACCCGGCTTTTTTCGATGAAATAATTATCTCTTTTGTTGTCTTTCGACTCTACCATATTAGCATATGCAAAACTGCAGTGAACTGCACTCTTTAAGAAATTTCCATCTTTTTCAATGCCCTTCCGTGTAATTCATAAATCCATCTTTCACTGTAGTCCATAATCTGTGCTATCTTCCACCAGTCATACCCTTTTATGTACCTGTAAAACAGAACATCTCTTTCATCCTGATCTTCAAGCCTGCTGATTCTGAAAGCAATATCCTTATATGACTGCACCTGACTAACACCTTCACGGTATAACTCTTCTTCTCTTTCCTGTAATACCGCCGCATATGAACTCAAATCATTCTGACTGGATCCATGCGGCATTCCGTCATTATTCATTGACGGATACATCTTCATGCTCCGGATCTCATCTATCTCTGCTTCAATCCGTTTAATTCGCTTTCCGTGCTTCCGGTATTTTCTGAGATATGATTTCTTTGCATTATTCTCATTTTTTAAATTTTCGGTCTGCAATGGTATCCACCTCCGCTGTAATGTCATACTTCCTTGCCAGATATTCCGCAACGCTTACGCTCTGGTAAGCCGGTCGCTTAAATCGCTCCAACGCCTTTGCATCATGCCGGCTCTCCAGTTCCTCATAATGCTGCTGTCTATCTCTCCGTTGCTCTTTTCTGCTTCGTTTCTCCTGCAAATTATCACCTTCTATCCTCTGAACACTTCCGGAAGCGGCATCCACGCCACAACCTTATACGGTTCTCCCTGTTCATCGAACCAGACACCTGTCTGGGAATAATACAGCGTTGTTGCCTTGTCAGCTCCCTCGATCGTAACCAGGAACTCCGCTGCATACGCACTTCTGACATATGATTCTATGAACTCCCGCTGATTCGGAAGACGTTCTGTTGTTGGAATCCATCTATTGCCCATTTCTTTGCACCTCCATCAACTTTCTGATCAACGCAGTCTGGTTTGTTTTGCAATTATGCAGATGCTTATATCCCGGTTCAAGCAGATACTCTACAGTCAGCGTTCCTTCTGGTTCTCCCGGAACATATTTGTTCTCCCACCACTCGTTATAATGCTTATACTCGCAGATAACGATTGCTGATCCATCTGGAAGAATATATCTATAATAAGTTTCCTCTGCCTGCGGAACTTCAAACCATACCGGCCACTCCCGGTATTTCGCCAGAAACTCTTTTCTCTCCTCATTGTTTTTGAGTTTTTGAAGTTCCGGCTGTGCCGCCCTCTCATCTTCCATAGCTGCTTCTACCAATTCTGCATCCATATCCTGAGGTTGCCCAACTTCAATACATAACACCGGATCTTTCTGTCCCTTATCACAGATCATATTTAACTCATACAGTACATATATTTTTCTGTCCTGTGGATTTGCGACAATAACATGGAGTGCTGCATCATCCTTGAGTTCATCCAGATATTCTTTTAATTTCTTATTTTCCATACTCTTGCACCTCTTCATCTGCCGGAAATTTAAAAACAAATGTTTGACAAACGCCCTCTTTAAAAACCGAAGCAAGTCCCTCACTTAACCGTCCAATGCCCTCAGCAACTCCAGATAGTGAATTTCGATTGTATTCACCGTCCATATACTGTTTTCTACACATCTCCATAGCCTTAATAGCTTTTTCGTGTGTAGAATACCTTCCAATCACGTATGATTTTCCGTCACATACTGCCTTTACATTTTCTCTATCTGATAAGATGTATGTTCTTTCATAAGGGAAATCCGCCTGGCCACATTGACTAACTATTCTCATTTTTCTCTCCTTTCAACGTCCCCAGCACATTCACGCCGACTTCTTTCTCCAGCTCCTCATTCATCAACTGAAAGTATTCCTCGTCCTTCTGTGCGAAATGCATCTGGTGTAAAACAAATTCCAGATATTTCAAAACTCCCTTTCTCTTGCAATGATAGTTCCGGTACAGGTAATCTACGCTGATTAGCAGAAAACAGTTCATTGCCTCTGCTGTGTGTTTATCCAATTCCTTCTGGCGTTCCTTTTGAAACTCCGGACTATCCATGATCTCTTTGATCTGCTTTCGGAGCTTATGTTTCTTTAACTGCTTATCTGCCCAACTCATTCATAAAATCCTTTCATCTTCCGCTTTGACACTGCATCGCCCTTTTGATACACACTGCACTCTTCCACGGAACACCCTCTGCTGTGACCTGTTATCTCGATATAGGAACAGCCGGCTCCCTTTGTATTTCCTGTTGCCCGGAACATGCAAGTCCTGCATTTATGCCGGTCCGCATTACTAGCTGTCTTATTCTCCAACTTTGGTTTCTTGCACTTATCCGGATTCAGCCAGGAATACACGGTGCTGTATTTTGCATCGATCATTCTTGCAATCTCCGCAGCACCTTTCCCTTCTTTTGCCAGTTCCAGAGCTTTCTCCCTTTTATTTTCTGCCGGAATCACTTCTGGATCCGGCTCTGTGAGGGGGGGTACTTCCGTCCTTCTCCGTTATCTCTTCCGGTGCTACTTCTCTGTTACAGTCATCTGTTCCTTTCTGCTCTACCATTTCAGCTACTGCCTGTGCAAATTCCGGATTGTGATATGCCGGAACGTTTACCAGAAAATGATTTTCTTCCTGTTCCAGGATGTCCGACAATAACCGAACATCCATACTGCCATCATCCTTTGTCCATAATACCGTCACTGGTTTACCTTTTATGTAGTCTGCCAATGTATCTTTCAATGTCTTTTCTATCAGCATGATTCTTTTTCCTCCCAGTATTCTATTACATATTCTGTCTTTCCTCTGCTCGAAGACTTACTTCCTGTATCTGTTACAATCCTTCCGATCCTGACTGAGTATCCCGCCTTTAACAACAACGTTGCTACCTTGAGTCGATCTTCTTCATTCCATTGTACAGATCCTTTTCTGATACTGCGAATTACATTTCTACTCATGCGCCATCCTCCATTCATCATGTAGAGTCTGTACCCTGCCGCTGAACCAAATCAGTAAACCACAGATATCTGGTTGATTGTCATATTTCTTCATCATGGCTTCCATGTTCTGATTCCATAATGCCATATTATGATTTGATAGATATTTTTTATAAATTCCCCAGCAATCATTGTAAATTGCCTTGATGCGTTCCTCCATACATCCTCCTTGTTACCGCATGTTACCATTTTCTTTATCCTGTTACCGTCTTCAGGAAACCGCTGAACCCATTGAAAATACTGCGTTTCAAGCATTTTTCGGAGTGAAGTTACCGAGTTACCACACGTTTTCCCATATAGAAGAAAATATTTTTCTCACTTTCACATATTTTTTTCTTCTCTATAAGGGTGAATTTTGCCCGGTAACTTGGGTAACGGGTAACTTTTACTTAAATGGCAGTTCTTCCTGCTCGTATTTATCCATTGTTTCCACCGGTTCAAACCCATCCTTATCGATGTTATCGTTCAGCCGCAGGAATACACACCTGATTGGATTGCCATCTACCTTTTTTACTTTCGTCATGCGTCCGCCCTGTGTCTCAATCAGACCTTTACGATCCGCCCAGGACAAAAAAGCTTTGTCAGAGAATCCTCCACTCTTGCATAACTCCTTGAACGCCTGGTTGTAAATTATAGCAACTCCCTTTTCAAGCGTTCCCCATTTTTCCACTTTCGTGTCCATATCAAAGCGCTGATTGTTCATGGCAATCTTGTCCTGCAGATATCGATAGCAGCGCTCATTGTCACTCAGATCATTCCTGTTGATCAGAACAGTTTTCGCCTGCTCAATCGTAATATATTCTCCATCCCGGAACAGATAATCTGTCGCGACTTTATCTGCAACCAATAAAATCGACAGTGACAGGCTTTGTTTCTGCATGGCTTCATCATCTTTTAATTCACGCATAAACTCTTTCTGCATCTGATGCAGTTTTTCCTTGCCAATCCCTTTTAGGATCTCTATGTACCTTTTCCCGGCCAGACCATAATTTTTCTTCACGATCTCTGCAGTCTCTTGCGGATCCACATACACATTATCCTTGCATTCTACTTCCAGAATACGGTTGATGGCTCCGCCCTGGGACACATAAGAATTAAGTGGACGTTCTCCATTTGTCAGAATACAGTTCTTCCATCGATTCTCTCTGGTGATTCCAAGCTCTTTGTTAGATCTGCTCTTTCCCTTTCCAGAGCACATATCATAAACCATTCCTTCAAAGTTATCCCGGATACGGCTGCTCGTCTTACTTGTATCATCCAAAACCATTGGCAGATGATTCAGCATGTCTGCTTTTGCTTCCAATGCTACTTCTGTCGTCTTAAAATCTCCGATATATGCCGATTCATCCGGATTCGCCCAGATAGACGTTGCGACCATCAGCGATACCGTTTTACCGCCCTCTGTTTCTCCCCAGAGATCTACGATAAACGGAAGTCCACCCAAGAGACTAACCAGAACACTTGCAAATGATGCAGCCATCATAAACTTAATCTCCAGGCGCTTTGTCTTTCGGAGTTTCAGCATATGACTCTGCCAGATTTTCCAGTTGCCACGTTCTGAAACACTCTCATAAGCCTGCCGGAATCGCTGATCGCCATCAAATACAATCTCTGTATCATAGGGAATAAACTGATCCTTAATCCATCCGAGCTTACTGGTGGAATACTGCACTTTAATATGGCTATCATTCATATTTTCAACATCTGACAGAAACCGGACCAGTAGCTTTGCGTTTTCAGATGTAACAGAAATTCCACGTCCAGAAAGCGCCACGATCTTACTGGCAGATGTCACCATCGTTTTCGGAACAATGATCTCATCCCATCGTCCATTTCGCTTGTATGCAATCTTGATCTGTTCTTCACCTGTCTCCAGATTCTTCATTCGTTCTACCGGAAGAATGGGATGATAACAGGCGACCGCATCCACCTGGCTGTCATTCTGTGCATATACGCCATCTTCACCGGCAATCCATGCACCGCAAAACATATTGTCATAAGGTCCGAGAAAGTTCGTCCATTTGTCAAGCATCGTAATTGGTTTCTTGCGTTCTTTCTGCTTCATTTCACGGTCAACTCTCTTGTATGCCTTGAGAAGTTCTTCGAATTTTTTCTTCACACCAAGCTCTGCAGCTCGATCAGTAAGTGATAGGATCATGCGAGCCTTGTATATTTCGTCTTCCTGTTCAAATATTTCTTGAAAGATTTTTTCTGCCAATATGCTGTCTTTGTCCAGCTTTGCCAATAGCTCCATGATTTTCACTTCCTATCCTCTAATATTTCCGCATGATACAATTCTAACTGCAGCGCATTGTAGCAGTCGCACCATGCTTCTGATAATGGCTTTGATTTGCTCAGAAATCTTCTGTATAGCGAAATCAGGTCATTATTTAATTTGTGTTCCTCTTTCAACTTCACTTCATTCTTATCACGCATTTCTCTTTCCTTGTTTGCATGATAAATTGAAAGTGAAGTCTTGAAGGACATTTTTTTTTCATACTCTCCACCAAGCATCAAAAACGCATCTTTGAACGAAATCCCGTAGAATTTCTGAATAAAAGAAAAGATGTCTCCGTTCGCTCCGCATCCGAAACAATGAAAGTCTTTATCATATATTTTCAATGATGCATCGTGATCACCTTTGTGGAAAGGACATTTAATGAATCCGGCTCTGTTCGGTTCAGGTAGTCCGCATTTCGCAAGAATATCTCGCATGTTAAATGTTTGCTTGATCTCTTCTTTTGTCATTTCGCACCACCGTCCTCCGACAGAATCCGAATGATTTCTTTGCCGGTATCCTTTTTATCGCAAAAAAGGAATTTACATCCATACTTCCGCTCTTGTGTACATAAGATTTTATACAGAGTTTCGCCGGTCATAGCTTTCGTTTCAACGTCTTCCCACTTGCCAGTCTCAGGATTTACACAACGTTTCCATCTGCGTGGATTTTCCCACCAGATCACGTCAGCCAATCTCTTGATATCTTTTCCATGTTCGATAAGAAAGATAATTTTAATGTCATTCTCACTCGCCCGGATAAGCTCTCGTCTGAACCGGTCATGATCTTGACAGACATTGTTGCAAACCTCCAAGAGATTCTGCTTACGGTCAATGACTAATCTTGGATTGTCATAACTCATGTAGTCACCAACCATAAGCTTTGACACAGGATGCTTGATACCGCACTTGTCGAAAGTTTCAACTATTTTCGCGATCGCTCTTGCCTTTTCCCTGCTATCAATCTGAATCACCAACTCTGATCACCGCCTATACAAAAGGAAGCTCTTCATCGATATCATCCGGAATATTCATAAATCCGTCTGGTCCCGGATCGCCGAATCCACCGCTTTCTGTCGCTGATTCAGTGCTGTTTTTCTTGGATTCTACAAATTCACAATTTTCGATAACGATATCTGTAGTGTAAACCTTCTGACCATCATTATCCGTATAGGAACCAGTCTGGATTCTTCCGTTGCAACCCATTCTCATTCCCTGATGAAAATATTTCTCAATGAATTCTGCCGTCTTACCAAATGCAACGCAATTCGGGAAATCTGCAGTCGGTCCATTTTCGCTTTTGAACTTCCGGTCAACCGCAAGCGCAAATCTTGCAATCGATGTTCCACCCTCTGTATATCTGACCTCAGGATCTCTAGTCAGTCTTCCGACAAGCTGCACACTATTCATTTTCCTTTTCCTCCCTCTTCAAATCTGGCGTTTTCTGAAATTTATTCATAACTTTCTTAAATTCAAGAACAGTCATATCTTCAATTTTTTTTGCTTTCACATCTCGCATTTTAAGAATCTGCTCATCACTGACTCCTGTTCGAGCTTGCTCGTTCTTAATCGTACTCAGCATTACCGGAGTAATTGTCGCATCGTCTGGCGCATTTTCTTCTTTTGCTGGCTGTGTCTGCGGTGCAGGTGCTTTCTGCGCAGATCTTACTTGCTGGACTTTCAGCTCTTCTTTCTTTTCTGCTTTCAACTCAGTTTCAAGCGATTCTGCATCCGGATCCGACATTTCCTCTGTTGGAATGCAGAAGATTTGAAAGCAAAGGTACTTGTAAGCAATCGCCATTGCTTTGTTGGTTGCTTTATCTCCCATATCCATTCCCTCTCCGTAAATAATGGAAGAAATATGGGATCCATCCTCTGCGTAGATGTCGTATTTGACTTTGCATACGACTTTTAAAATTGTAGCCCCAGTCTTTGTCTTACCGACTTCCTCACATTTTCTTTCTACTACGTTCGGAACAATGACTACCTTATTCTTAGCAAGTGCCGGATGCAGAGCGTTGAATACATCGTCAACTGATCTGTATTTGAATCCCTGCTGCTTATTTACCTTATCTTTTCCGACAGCTCCACAGTCTGCGATCACTCCTGCGATTGCAGCATAAATCTTCGGCTCAGCAATCTGCTGTTTAACTTCGCTCATTATTTCTCTCTCCTCTCAAAGTAAACTCCAATACTGTTGAATGCCATTTCTACAGATTCCAGTTCCTCTGGTGTAGCAATAACCTTGTAATATGCAGTGACTGTAGTTGGCTGTTCAAATGGGAGATCATCGTCACAGATATCCGGAATAACTTCTTTTTCTTCCATGACTGCTTTTTCAGCTCTCTCTCGTTCCTCTCTACGAATCTGTTCCTCTCGGAGGATAGCTTCGCGCTCTGCAGCTCTCGCTCTTTCAATTTCTGCCAAACGCTTACGCTCTTCTTCCTTGGCTCTGCGTTCTTCCTCACGCTTTAAAGCCTCTGCTTTGTTCTGTTCATAGATTGTGATCATCTGGATTGCTCCGTTCAGATCGAGCGTTCTTTTATAAGATTCCAGTGCATCAGCTTCCTTGTCGGAACGTGTTGCCTTGATCATTGTGATTGCATTACGGATCCCGTTCATTTTATCCGTCAGCTCTGCCTTGATGGATTTCATGGATGCTGTCGCATTTTCCCACCGATTGTCATACAGTTTTTCCAAACTGATATATTCCTTGTAGTCTTCGTATTCGGCAAGCATCTGGCCGAATAGCTTAGTCACATCCTCTTTTTTCGCCTTTCGGCGCTCTTCCTCGAAAGCCTGCACCTGTGCGTTGATTTCCGTGATAGGCTCTTCCACTTTGGCGGAAAGAACTTTCATTCTCTTTTCGAAAGCATCGTAAGGTTCCATCCATTTCTTTTTAACTGCCTTACGGCTGTCTTCGATGTCCTTTTTTAGCTTTCTGAGATTTGCGACCTCTGCTTTTGCGATGGTCTTTGTGTCTTCAGTAAATATGGCTCCCTTATATTCGGAAAGTTTCTTGTCCAGCTGTTCTTCCAGTGCATCAAAATTGAGTTCGATGCTCCCTGGATTTTGATTGATCACTAACGATAATTCACTCATTTTATTTGCCTCCTTTAAATTATTCTTTGTCATAGACCACTCGCTCTGCAGCCTTCACGATCAGAAGGCTTGCAATCTGTTTGAGTGATAAAGTTGATTCATTGTAAATTTCCACCAGTGCGTTATAAGCTTCCGGCGTTACCTTAATAACCATCTGCGCCCCTGTCTGCTGCTTTCTCCTTGCTGGAATGTGTATTGCTTCATCATTCACTTGACTTTCTCCTCCGATTTTCCTATAATTTAGTTGAGTTTTTTGTTATGTGCGCCACTGGAAGCTGCAACTTCCGGGCGCATTTTTATTGTCTTTACGCCTATCCTATCCAAATGATTTGCCAGATCCGACAAGTATGCAATCGCATTATTCTTGTAATACTCGGATGTACCGTCAACCCTTTCCAGCGACTGCAGTTTGTTGATCATCTTATCAATCTCTGACGTTCTCATGCTCTTACGCTGCTTCTCTTCTGGCATGCTCCCTCGCCTCCCTTATCTTCCTTTTCCGATACCGATATTCCAGCATCCGGAAATATTCCAGCGCATATGCTCCGACAGTAAATACTGCAAGTCCAAGAGCTTCATACAAATAAAACAGTTCCTGCTGTTCTGCCGAACACCCACCGACCATACATACGAATCCAAAAATAATAGTTACTTTACTTAATGCTTTTGCAATTTTATAAAACATCTCTCATCCCTCCTTTGCTTGTCCAACTGGTACCGCTTACGCGGTTTTCTCAATGGTATATGTAATTTTCACTTTTTCCTGTTCTTCCAATAAAGAAATCATCACCTGTATGATTTTTTCGATATCGGGTTTCATATTTATCACCTACTTTCTATTGAAGTTTATGCGGTGCTGGTTGTACTTGTTGATTTGTCCTACGTTTTCTCCTATACTTTTAACTACAGGCACTGCCATGCCGAGTCTGAAAGAAAGGAGATTCTCATGGAATTAAATATCTCTTGTGTCCGTTCCATTCTTCTTACTGTCGAAAAATATGAAACTATTTACGAACCAGTATCGTTTGACGAGGAAATGCATAGTTACTACAAAGACTACTTAGATTTTTGCGATATCGAACAGATTTTATATCATGTCCAATACTGTATAAAAGCAGGCCTCTTAGCAGATGTAAGTACTACTAAAGCATGGGGACATATCAGCTTTAATTGTTGCCTCGAGCCTTTCGGTCATGATTTTCTTGCAAACACCAGAACCGAAGAAAAATGGAAACATACGCAATCAATTCTTAATAAAGTAGGAGACGCAAGCTTAAAAGTTATTTCTTCCATCGCGGAAGGAGTAACTACCGCTTTGGTTGACAAATATCTCCCCACTGAGATTTCAAAATTTAACTTTTAAACCGTTCTTCTACCATTTTCCGTGAAACTATTTTGATACACTCCATCAGTTCGTTCCTGCTTGGTGGAGTGTAGCCTTTTTCAACGATATAATAGATAATGGCTGTAAAGCGAATTCTCTCTGTAAACCATTTCAACGCAAACAGAATCGCGACTACAATGCTAATTATCAATACCATTTTCTCGCCTCCTAATTAAAAATCTGTAAGTTGTTCATTTTCTTATTCATCCTCATGTTCGTTCCTCTCGACAATTATTCTTATCGGAATCTCGTCTGATACAATGAGCATCCCCGTGATGCTGATGCTCAGCAACCCAAGCAACTCCAATGCCTCCATTATCAAAAGGCTTATGTTATGCGGAAAACGGTGAAAACCAATTGTCGTTATAAATGGTGGCAGCAAAATCAGTATCTCTCCAATTATTTTTCTTAGTTTCACATTCTTACCTCTCTCCCTCTATCTATTTTTGCATCAAATTTAATTTGATTATTAGGGTAAAAAAATATACTCCAATGGCATATTGTAAAGCTTACTAAGTTCTCTGCTTTGTGAAATTGTAGGCTCTGACTTACCTTTTTCCCAATTTACCACTGTATTTTTCGAGACATGCATCTCCTTTGCTACATCTTCTTGAGTCATTTCAGCATTTACTCTAGCCGCCGCAAGGGAAATTTTTAACTTATTCAATTTATTCACCTCCCACAAATCTTATTTTTCCTCGTTACGCTTATACTATAAGTCAAATTTAATTTGATGTCAACACTAAAATACAATTTTTTTTGATTTTTAGTTGATTTTAGTCAAATTATATTGTAGTATGTGATTATGAAAGAGGTGACAAAATATGACTGATATAGAACAGAAAAAAATTTTTTCTAAGAACTTAAACTTTTATTTGTCCAAAGCAAATAAAACCCAAAAAGAAGTCGCTGATGCGATATCTGTTTCTCCACAAACATTTAATACATGGTGTCAAGGTATAGCTTTGCCAAGAATGGGAAAAGTTCAACGACTTGCCGATTATTTCCATATTGAAAAATCTTTTTTAATAGACGAACATACCGAGCAACCTTTTCCTAAATCTAATATAATAAAAGTTCTTGGACGCGTTGCCGCCGGCATTCCACTAGAAGCCATTACGGATATTGTAGATGAAGAAGAAATCCCTGAAGAATTAGCAAAAACAGGTGAGTTTTTTGGATTAAAAATTAGTGGTGACTCAATGGAACCAGATATTCATAACGGAGACACAGTAATTGTTAGAAAACAAGATGATGCCGAGTCTGACGAAATCGTTATTGCTCTTATCAACGGAAACGATGGCGTATGTAAAAGGCTAAAGAAATATGCAGATAGTATTGCTCTTATTTCGCTAAATCCTAATTACGAACCTATGTATTTCAGCCAAAAAGAAATCAGCGAGAAGCCTGTTAAAATTATCGGGAAAGTTGTAGAACTACGGCGAAAATTTTAAGCGGATACAAACACACATTCATGTATTTATTTTTAACGCAGATTGGAGGATTTTATGAATAAAACAGTTAGAATTATTGTAACTATTTTGGGTGGATGGTTTGGTCTTCATAAATTTATTGATAAAAAAATTGGAATGGGGATTCTTTACCTTTTCACATTTGGTTTATTCGGAATTGGATGGATTTACGATATATTTAAAGCTTTTTCTTCTTCACCTTCATCGTTCCAGTTAAAGCAGTATATCGCGCCTTCTGTTCCTGGAATATTACATATTAATGATAATTCTTATAACTTAGCGTACAATTATAATCAGGTTAACCTCTACACTAAAGAACCTTTTTATTTCGATATTCCATTCGGTTCTTCGCTTGGTATTCAGCCGGAACCAACAAACAAATACGATAGCCGTGCAATTTTTTTCACTTGGAAAAATACAAATATCGGTTATATCCATAAAGGTCAATTGCAGGACATGATACACGATTATCTTTCTCCGAACCGTTATGTAATAGCAACATACGAATCCATAGATTGCGGAAATGTAATGATCACTCTGTCATTTTATAAAAAAAAGTAATAAGTACGGGATCTGTAAACAAGTGGATAATTATGTAGTGTATTTTATACCGCAGTTGTCGGTGATGAAATTGATATAACCGCATAAGCGATTATATAGAAACACTTTATATGAGGAGGAAAAATTATGAAAAAGAAACTTATAGCATTGGTTCTGATCGGAAGCATGGCACTGTCATTTACAGCCTGCGGCAATAGCTCCGATTCATCAAAAGAAGCAAAGGAATCATCCAAGAAGACAGAAGCATCTGCTGAAACTCCAAAAGAGGAAGTAAAGGAAGAAGTCAAAGATCCTGTTGTGCTTACTGGAAAATGGGAGTACAAAGATGATGACGGTACTTGGATGCAGGCAGATATTACAGAGGATACCATCACAATAAACTGGATCATGGATGAAGGAAACACGACTGCTGTTTACTGGGTTGGAACCTATACTGCTCCTACAGAATATTCTGAAGAATATACTTGGACATCTACCAGAGACAAAGAAGCAACCGATTCCGCTCTTCTTGCTTCTCTGGATGATACAAAAGAGTTTTCTTATTCTGATTCAAGCAAACAGATTACCTATCAGGTAACAGTTTCCGGAATAACAAAAACTATAGCACTTAGCGAAACAGACTAATTTTAATATATGACCGCGCTTTTGTGATTATATAAATACTACATTCCATAAGAAGGAGGACAAACTTTATGAGAAGAAAAATTGTAGCACTAATGTTGGCTGGAGTTATGGCAACATCTTTTACTGCGTGTGGAGGTTCTTCTGCAAGTGACTCTAGTTCGCAGAAAACTTCAAACAGTAATTCTGTATCGCAGAAAAAAGAAGAGAAGAAAGAGGCCGAAAAGCAGGAAGCATCTATTGCAGAAAGTGGGTACTATATCAGTGATGATGGAATGGGCGATGTCTATGCTTATTATGGCGTAACTTTAAACAATCCAAATGCTGATTGGGCGATGCAGCTTCCGGTTTTAACCATCACAGCCAAAGGAGAGGATGGTTCTATTGTTGGAACTTCTGATCAGACACTCTTCTATATCGCGCCAAACGACACTATTTCTTTTGGAAGTGTTATCGACTGTAACGGAAAGGTGCCTGCCACTGTAGAATTTTCGATTCACTCTGGAACTTTCGTTCCTGGGGATACATCGGGAATCATTCCGGTATCTTCATTCTCGGTTTCCAATACAAGTGAAATAGTTCAGGATTATGGCGCTGTTTCTTATACCGGAGAAGTTGCAAATAACAGTGATTCCGATATTGACATGGTTGCCGTCACTGTCCTGTTGAAAAGCAATGGTTCCATCGTTTATGGAGATACTACTTATGTAGACAACATGACAGCTGGCACAACAAAACCTTTTGAACTATCCGAATACAACCTTCCAGAACATGACGAATACGTTATTTCCGTACAAGGCTGGTAAATAAATAAAAACCGCTCCTGCGCCAACAGGAACGGTCGAGCGATGGAAACATACGCCAATATGTTTCTCTATTAAGTACTCCGAAGAGATACCCAATTTCCAAATAATATTGTATCATCTCCGGAGCAGCCGCGCAAGAGAACAAAAGTTCTCAGGCTGTTATTTTTATACTCATTTTTACGTATATTGAAGAGAAAGGTGATATAATATGCCAAGTAAAATTGAACGCTGTGCCATTTACATCCGTGTGTCTACTGCTGAACAGATGATGCATGGTAAATCCCTGGAAGCGCAAAAACAGTACCTGACCAATTACGCCAAAGAACATAATATGACCGTTGCTGGAGTTTATGCTGACGAGGGTAAAACTGCCCGTAAAGAATTAAAAAAGAGAAAAGCCATCCATTCACTCCTCGAAGATGTAAAAGCCGGAAAAATTGATGTGATCATCTTCTGGCGGATTGACAGATGGTTCCGTAACCTGTCTGATTTTTACAAGGTACAGGAAGTCTTGGACGATAATAACGTCCATTGGATCAGCACCAGTGAACCCGGAATCAATATGGAAACCAGAGACGGTCGACTGCAGCTGAATGTAGTCCTGTCTATTGGCCAGAATGAAGTTGATACCACCAGCGAACGTATCAAATTCGTAAATGAAGCATCTATCCGGCAGGGAAAGCTGATCTTCGGTGATGTGAATATGGGATATGGTTATAAATCCGGAATCATTGACGGCGTAAAGCGCATGGTAAAAGATCCTGATCGAGAAGACACTGTAAATGCTTTTTATCGTTTTTTCTTTAAGCACCATGCAAAAGGGCTTTCCATGCGCTATATTCAGGAAAATTATGATCCGGATTTTACATGGGCGAATATGCGAACACTGCTGTCGAGTGAATTTTACAAAGGAACCTATCGCGGGATTCCATACTGTCCTGCTTACCTGACAGAATCTGAATGGAACAATCTGCAGGAAATACAGAACGCAAATGTTAAGCGTGCTCCTTCTGGCCGGATTTATCTTTTCAGTGGCATGATAAATTGTCCGATCTGTGGACGCAGGCTTAGCGCAAGAGGCGGTTCGTCCATTATCAACCGGAAAACCGGTGCCAAAAAAGTATACTGCTATTACCGATGCAACAAAGCTTTTATTGATCACAAATGTACATACAAGCACATGGTAAGTCAAAATCTCATAGAACAATACCTGATTGATCATCTGGAATATGAATACAATAAATTTAAAATAAAGTGTGAAAAAATTGAAAAGGAACAAGAAAAAAAGAAGAAAGTTCAGACTCCGGAAAAGCTCCAGAAAGAATTAGAACGATTAAATCTTCTCTTCCAGAAAGGAAGAATCAAATGGGATTATTACAGCAAAGAATATGATCGGATTGAAAACGAACTGAATGAATTGTTAAATGCGGCTCCGGAATTAGAACCTGATTATGCTTATCTGGAAGAGCTGCTGAATACAGACTTTAGAACAATGTACTACAATTTAACCCAAGAAAACCGCAGAGCCTTCTGGCATTCTATTATCCGGGAGATTCACCTGAACACTGATCATACTGTCGACTCTGTTGATTTCTTATAGCGTCTTGTACTAACTGG